GAGAGGTGAAATTCTAACCGAAGATGATATTGAAAGACAAAAACTTATCATGTAAACTAACACTATGAACAACAAAAGATTCAGTCGTAATATAATACTATTCTTTGTAATTACAGGATGGTTAAGAATAATGATGCTTGTAATCCCTAGTGTCTGGATATACATGAACACCCAAGATTGGAGAGACAATGTTAACATACCTACCCTCAAGATTGAACAAGGGGATTGATTTAATACACATAGATTGTAGAACTGATGAACAGAAATGGGATTCAATTAACAGGCAGTTGATGTTTGTTTTACATGCTAATTATGTCATTGATACTATATGGTATCTTTCATAAGTTTTTGTATTAAATGTTACCGAATTGATTAAAAATAAGGTTTTAAATACCTTTATAAATATTAAATTGCTTTTTATAAGGATAGTATCCTTGAGTATCTTTGTGTATCTAAATGATAGTTTATAGAGGATATTATAGTCCTTAAATGTCTCAGAGTCTTGTAAGTTTAGCGAGCGTAGCATAAGGATTGCGATCTGTCAAGTATCAGGATCGCTCAGAGATTATGTGAGGATTGTAACATTTAACGCATAAAGTACATATATACTAGATGTAACATACTTGCACAATTGCGAGTCTTATGTTATAATTAACCTAACAGATCTTCAGAGCATTATGTACGATTACGACACCGATTTCGTGTGGGAGTATGAATTTAGTAGTCATGATTACATTGAAGAAAGTTATACAAACGACGATGATGATTACGTTCGTGAAAGTAACAACAATTACGAAGTATTAGCATACCGTCATTATGCTTAACCCGCATAGATTGCAGGACAATTTAATACATTAGCAGAGCAGGGCACACTGTGAGATTTTTGTGTGCCAGTCTGCAAAGTGTCCACTAAACCCCCACAATAGGGGTTTTTTCGTTTATACTTATAAAGTACCAAACAAAGAGACTTTATGAGAAAACTTGAAAAGCAAATGAACTTCGCTATTTCAAACAAGGGCAACTGGAATGGTTCTAACACTTCAGTTCTTTATAACGAGTCAACAAATTGCAGTCAAGTTTATCTACACGGGCATCAAATTTGTACCTTCGATCATAACACTCAAGCGGTTAAATTGTCATCCTGTGGTTATGAAACAGTAACGACAAAATCCCGCCTAAATGCTATCTTGGAAGAGGTAAAATACGGTGCTAAAGTGTTTCAAAAGAATTTCAATTGGTTCGTTAAGTATCAGAATCAAACCGTAGATTTCATCGATGGAATGATACTTTTCGACTCCAATTCCCTAGAGGTTGCTTAACACTAAGCACCTCTTTTTTCTGTCCTTAATTATTACTAACTCATGCGTACACTAACTACACACGAATACAACGAAGTTTGCAAGTCTTATGAACAACAAGGCAGCAAATATTTCGATGATATGTTTATAGGATATGATGACTATTCTGTTTCGTATCTTTATAATCAAGACTATTATTGTTCTACTAAGTGATAATATATGCCCCCTATTCTATCCACCATTTCTATTAGTTTATTTTCGTTAATTATGCCACTATTACACATTGAACACCTAGAAGATACAGTGCTTAATGGTAACTTATCGGCACTTGAATTACTGGAGAATTCTAGTAACTTAACAGCGAAGATTGATGGTTCTCCAAGTATAGTTTGGGGGCAAGATCCTGCTGACAATCTTTTCTTTGTAGGCACTAAATCTGTCTTCAATAAAAAGTTAGTTAAGAGGTGCAAATCATACGGAGATGTTAACAAGTATTATAAGGGAGAATTGGCGGATATATTAACACAATGCTTTCGTTATTTGCCCAATGATGGTAACATTTATCAGGGTGATTTCATAGGGTTAGGTGGACTTAGTGAGTACAATCCTAATACAGTTACTTATACTTTTGATCGTGTAATTCGTGAGGACATAATAATAGCACCTCACACAACTTATGTCGGTAATAGTAAAGATCTTCGTGAACACAAAGTATTACCTTTGACTCGTAATCTCCAGAACACTAATAACGTGCGGTTCGTATCTTCTACGGTAACTAACAACAATTGCATGGAAGATTTGACGTTCGTTATTAACTTTGCTAGGACGATTGCAGGGGCAGTAGAGTTCATCGAAGATCCAAAGAATGTCGCTGCTATGAAGAAAGAATTAAACGCATATATTCGTGAAGATAGAGAAATAGTGCCAGAAGAGTTTGATAACACTAACCTCGTAAGATTCTACAACTTAGTGATAAGAATTAAGGAACAATTTATGGACAATTGTAATACAAACTCTTCTGAGATGAAAGCATCACTTAATGGCGAAGATTACGATGGCGAAGGTTATGTTTTATCAGACAAATTACAGACAATTAAACTCATTAACCGTAGAGAGTTTAGTTATAACAATTTCATACGTAATTCATAGCACTAAATGTTAATGAACAGATACAGATTACCAGTCGTTCGTTAACATCGCAGTTTATTATATTTGCCGCCCCCCGTTTATAAAATCGACTACTACCCTAACCTACAAAGTGTTACGGAAGCGAGCTATAAATTCCAATCGAAGTCAAAATTTTTTTCGTACTATATAATTTTGAAAAAGGTTAATATGGATCCTACTATGCAAAAAAAATTCGGGCATGAAGAAACCACCATAGAGGTTGACACAATTAGCGGAGAGTATTATACTGTTATTCCTGAGTGGGTTATACATGACATGGATTGGTACGAAGGTGCTTCAGTAGAGTTTAACATCGAGTCCGACGAAGTTATTATTAAGGATGCTAATGAATAAGACATATCATATCTACCTACAACAAGAGTGTTTGTTCAAGGATTTAACAGAGTGGGAGTTTAATATTATATGGAGAAGGATATACAAATCATACTTTACAGAAGACTTAACGTACTCAGAGGTAGTGGAAGAACCGAACGAGAAATATATTGATGCATCATATTGACAAATACTATATAAACTGATATAATTGGATTGATGAAATCTACAAGTTATGGCAAAAGGATTTACAGTAAAAGCAAAGACACCAGTAGCAGCACAAGCAAAGAAGGCACCTGAATGGGACTTTGATAAAGCAAGGGAGATGATCAAGGGTAAAAGCATTGTATTCTGCTTACCTGGTAGAGGAGTATCATATACTTACTTAAAGAACTTCGTACAACTTTGTTTTGATATTGTACAGAATGGTGGACAGATACAGATATCACAAGACTATTCATCTATGGTTAACTTTGCTAGATGTAAGTGTCTAGGTGCTAATGTACTACGTGGTCCTGATCAATTACCTTGGGATGGTAAGTTAAAGTATGATTATCAGTTATGGATTGACTCTGATATAGTCTTTAACACTGAAGCATTCTATAAGTTAATACTATTAGATAAGAATATTGCATCTGGTTGGTATTGTACAGAGGATGGTAGTACTTCATCTGTTGCACATTGGATGGAAGAAGATGATTTCAGAAAGAATGGTGGAGTGATGAATCATGAAACCTTGGAAACGATGTCTAAGCGTAAGAAACCATTTACAGTTGATTATGCTGGTTTCGGTTGGTTGCTAATTAAGCATGGTGTGTGGGAACATCCTGAAATGAAATATCCTTGGTTTGCACCGAAGATGCAGGTGTTTGAATCAGGCGAAGTGCAAGACATGTGCGGAGAGGACGTTTCTTTCTGTCTTGATGCAATCGAAGCAGGATTTGAAATATGGTGTGATCCTCGTGTAAGGGTTGGACATGAAAAAACACGAATTATATAAAATCATCATCGATGGGAAGGAAGTATTCGATGCTTTAGGGCAAGGAGAATACTTCGAGAGAATGGAGGACTTGGCACTAGAGTTTTATCAGACAGGTACTCCACATCCCGATAGCATTGTCACTGAGACTTATTTGGAGGAAAACTAATGGCAACAACGACAAAAGGATTAACCGTTGAGAAGGTGGTTAATTACATCAAATCAAAATGGCAGGTATTCGGAGCAGCAACGTTGCTCGTATTCATACTGCAACTCTTAGCAGCAAAATTACTCATTGCAGTTCTATTAGGACTAGTAATAGCAGGTTTATTACCATCAGACACTGTTAAGAAGGTAACTAAGAAAGTAACAGCAACTAAGGAGTAACATGGCAAAGGCAACTACAGGTGCATGGGGAAGAGAAGAACTCGAATCAACCCCGAAAAAAACTCGTCAAGGAAGGGGCAAGCACACAAAATATGCGGCAACCTCCCGTAACTCGACTCGTAAGAGGTACAGAGGACAAGGCAGATAACCAATAAAGCGTCTCGAAAGAGGCGTTTTTTTATTTTTCTAAATATTGCTTATAAATAAAACATAATACCTATTGACCTAATGGCAATACAAAGGGTTTCTAGAGGTTTTAAGGATATTAGTTTATCTTTTTCACCCCACCCTGTTACTAAAGACTTACCTATATTAAAGAACGGTAATGCGATTTCCCGTTCAGTCAGGAACCTTGTGCAAACTATTCCTACCGAACGCTTCTTTAACTCATTACTAGGTTCTGAAGTACGTTCTAGTCTATTTGAGAACTGGGTTGACTTTGGTACTGCATCACTTATAGAGGATCAAATCCTAACTACCATTGAAAACTTTGAACCCAGAGTTGAAAATGTAGATGTAACAGTAGATCCAGAACCTGATAATAATACTTTTGCCGTTAACGTTCGTTTTGATATAGTGGGTCAACAACTACCTTCCCAAGAATTTACCTTCTTATTAGAAGCAACAAGATAATATGCCGATTACTAAATTTACCAATCTTGATTTCGATCAGATAAAGACACAGATTAAGGATTACCTACGTGCCAATTCATCCTTTACGGACTTTGACTTTGAAGGTAGTAATTTCTCTGTTCTAATTGATACATTAGCATATAATACTTACATCACAGCATTTAACTCTAACATGACTGTGAACGAATCCTTCTTGGATTCTGCTACTCTCAGAGAGAATGTAGTATCATTAGCACGTAATATAGGTTATGTACCACGCTCTCGTGCCGCAGCAAAGGCAGAGATATCATTTAGTGTACAAATTAACGATATATTAACTTCAACGCTAGATCTAGAGGCAGGACTAGTCTGTGTAGGTAATACAAACGACACGAATTATATATTTTCGATTCCTGAAAGGGTAGTTACTACAGTTGATGCAAATCAAACTGCGACTTTTAGCAATATTACAGTCTATCAAGGTTCATATCTCCAAAAATCCTTCGTTGTAGACGGTTCTTTGGATCAAAGATTCCTTTTAGACAACCCTTATATCGATTCTTCTACAATTGTAGTTAGAATTAGGGATTCTGTCAATGATATATCAGAAGGAAGGGAATATATTGCTGCAGATAACATTTTAAACATTGATAGAACGTCAGAAATCTATCTTTTACAAGAAATTCAAGATGAAAAGTATGAATTACTCTTCGGAGATGGGTTTTTTGGTAAAAAATTAGAAAATGGTAACGTAATTGACGTTTCATACATCATTACAGATGGAAAAGATGGAAATGGTGCTTCAAATTTCGTATTTTCTGGTAGATTTAAGGATGATCAAGGAAAAGTAGAGGTTCCAACCAACTCTATTACCATTACAACCAATCAAAATGCAATAAATGGTGCTGATATTGAATCTGTTGACTCAATTAAGTATTTTGCACCTAGAATTTACTCTTCTCAGTACCGTGCGGTGACTGCAAGAGACTATGAAGCGATTATTCAGAATATTTACCCTAATACAGAGTCAGTTTCTGTTGTTGGTGGTGAAGAATTGGATCCTCCACAGTTTGGAAACGTAGTTATAAGCATAAAACCTAAAAATGGTGACTATATTTCTGATTTTGATAGAAGTAACATCCTTTCAAAACTAAAACAGTACTCACTTTCAGGTATAAATCAACAAATCATCGATTTGAAGGTGCTTTTTGTTGAAATTGACTCCGCAGTTTACTATAATAGTTCTCAAGTAACAAATATTAACAATTTAAAGAGTCGTATTACGAATACTTTGAATACATTTAGATCATCTAACATCAATAAGTTTGGTGGAAGGTTCAAATATAGTAAAATTTGCCAAACAATTGATAATGTTGACGATGCAGTGACATCAAACATTACTAGAGTCATCATTAGAAGGAATTTAAAGGCACTTATTAACCAATTTGCACAGTATGAGTTATGTTTTGGTAATAAATTCCATATCAATCCTGAAGGATTCAATATTAAGAGTACAGGATTTAAGATTTCTGGAAGTAATGACATATATTACTTCACTGATGTGCCAAAAACAGATACCACAGGTACTATTTCTATAGTAAAAGACTCTGCTGAAGAGGGTACTTATACTGTATATGTTAAATCTGCTGGTACTGTTGATTATACCAAGGGTGAAGTTATTATTAATACTGTTAATATTACATCAACAGTAGAACCAAACAATATTGTTGAGATACAAGCAATACCTGAATCTAATGATATTATTGGATTATCGGATCTTTACCTTGATTTTTCCGTTTCTAAAAGCACAATAAATATGATTAAGGACACCATTACATCAGGTGAACAAATATCTGGTATCGGATATAAGTCAACATCTAGCTACCTAAACGGAGAACTAAAGAGGATATAAGATGATACAAACTGGGTTTGAAAAGAGAGTAACTGTTCAGCAAGTTATTGAAAATCAACTTCCTGAATTTGTGCTCTCTGAGAGTCCAAAGACTGTCGATTTTTTAAAGCAATATTACATTTCACAGGAGCATCAGGGTGGTGCTTCTGATATCGCAGTTAATCTGGATCAATATCTAAAGGTAGATAACTTTACACCAGAGGTAATTTCTGGTGAAACAACACTATATTCTGATATTGATACTTCAGATACTACTATTCAGGTATATTCTACTAAAGGATTTCCTGATGAGTATGGTTTATTCAAGATTAATGATGAAATCTTTACTTATACTGGAGTAACAACTAATACCTTTACTGGCGTAATACGTGGATTTAGTGGAATTACAAGTTATAGGACTGATTTAGACGCAGAAGAACTTGTTTTTAGCGACACTAGTGCTGGAAGTCATACTGCTAGTACTAAGGTTCAGAACCTAAGTGCACTATTTTTAAAGGATTTTTATAGAAAGTTAAAAGTAACTCTTACACCAGGACTTGAAGATGTAGATTTTCAGGCAGATCTTGATGTTAATAACTTTATTAAGGAAGCAAGAAGTTTATATGAGTCAAAAGGAACAGAAGAATCCTTCAGAATCCTATTCAATGCTCTCTATGGAGTAGAACCTAAAGTTGTTGATTTAGAGCAATACCTACCCAAACCCTCCTCGGCAGAGTTTTTAAGGAGAGAATTACTAGTTGCTGAAAGAATTTCTGGAAATCCTGCTAATTTAGTTGGACAAACTATTAGAAAATCAACAGATTCTGCTACTCAAGGTGCTGTTTCTGAAGTTGAAGTCTTTACTAGATCTGGAATTAGTACATATTACAAGATTGGACTGTTTGTTGGGTATAGTGATAATGCGTTAATTGAAGGTACATTCGAAGTTCAACCAAAAACTAAGGTAATTAATCCAGTTTCTGTATCAGATTCTATTATTACAGTTGATTCTACCATTGGATTTGGTGCAACTGGAACATTAGTATCTGGTAAGAACATTATTACCTATAGTAGTAAGAGTGTTAACCAGTTCTTAGGTTGCCAGGGTGTAACTGTTGGTATTGGTACAGCAGATGAGATAAGAACGGATGAAGTATTTGTTGGATATGAGAATGGAGATTTAACTAAAAAGGTAGAAATACGTCTTGGTGGTGTTTTATCTGACTTTAAAACTACGAATGATGTTTTAGATACTTCAGAGGAGCAGATTTTATATGTGAATCATGTAGGTGAAAAGATAAAATTATCTGAAACTGGTTCTACTGATAAGGAATTATTTGCTAATTCTTGGATTTACAATACTAGTTGTAGATTTGATGTTGATGAAATTAATACTGGTTCGTCAACTATTACATTAAAATCAGATATTGACAAATCACAATTAAAAGTTGGCGATAAAATTGATATTTTATTAGGTGATACTGAAAATATAGCACTTACTAATGCAACTATTGGTTCAATTGATAAGACTCTTAAGCAAATTCAGTTGAATAATATGACTGGATTTAATTATAATGCCCTTCAGACATATACTATTAGGAAAAAATTAAATACTGCTACTAGTTCTGGGACATCTATAATTTATGGACAGAATAAAGTTACTACAGATATTCAAAACGTTTATAATGAGAATGATGAAGCATTCTATGTTGCTTCAAACTCTTTACCGTCATATGATATAACAAAATCTACTGTTAAGTATACTGTTTCTACTGGAACTGCAGGTGCATTGGATGGTTATAACAGTATAATAGAGCAATATCAAATTATTTCTTTTACAGAACCAACACTAGACTTTATCACTGGAGACAAAGTTGTTTATAAAGCAGAAACTACACCTCTTAAGGGATTGGAAGAAGGGGAATATTATGTTGAGGTATTAAATGGTGGTAAAATTAAATTATATGAATCTAGAGGTTTAATTGAAACTAATGGAACTATAGTTGATGGTTCTGTAGTTAATAATGCTAAAGGATTTGTTTCAGATGGAACTAATAATCATACTTTTATTTTAGCAAGTCAAACTGACGATTCCATACATCCACAGAAACTTCTTAAGAAATTCCATCATTCACAGAATCTTAAAACAGGGGAAGGTACTAAAACCAGTACTGGTTCTCTTGGGATGTTGATTAATGGTGTTGAAGTTGTTAGTCCAAAATCATTAGATAAAATTTATTATGGTCCTTTAGATAATATTACTGTTTATAATAATGGAACAGATTATGATGTACTAAATCCACCAACTATTGAAATTGCTAGTGGATTAGGTATAACTGCTCTTGCTCGTGCAGTTGTAAGAGGTAGTGTTAAGGAAGTTCTAGTAGATCGTCAGGATTTTGACGTAGATGATGTTAAGAGTGCCACTATATCTGGTGGAAATGGTTCTGGAGCAGTCTTAGAACCGATGGTAGGTGTCAGACAACGTGAAGTTAGGTTTGACAGTCGTGATGACGTTGCTGGTGGTGGAGTAAGTTTATCTCTTGATACAATTACCTTTGTACAAGATCATAATTTTGTCAATGGAGAACCTATTGTATATGATTCAAATGGTAATACTGGTTTAGGTACTTTTGTTAATAATGCCATCTATTATCCAGAGGTTATTAGTAATACCAAGATTAAAGTATATGCAACTAAGACTGATTATGATAATAAAACCCTTGCTTTAGATTTTAATGGTATAACTGGTGGACAAGGTATTCATAAGTTTAAAAAGTCAGAATATACCAAAACCTTAAGAGGAATAAGAGTTATTGATGGTGGTTCTGGGTATACTAATAGAAAATTGATTGTTGATCCAGTAGGTGTCAATACTGTAACTAATATTATTACCTTTAATAATCATGGATTTAATAGTGGAGATAAAGTTGTTTATTCTGCTGATACTGCAGCTATAGAAGGATTGTCAACATCAACTCAGTATCAAATTATTAAATTAGATAATCATTCATTCAAACTTGCAAATGCAGGTGTTGGTGGAACAATAACAAGTAATTATGAGAGAGGAAATTATGTTGGTTTGGGATCTACTGGTGTTGGATATCAAAATTTTGCATATCCTGATATCACTTTAACTGTTAATGCAACAATTTCTGGTGTTGGAACTGCTACTCAAGCAGTAGGAGTAATAACTGCAACACCTATAATAAGAGGTGAAGTTATTGATGCTTATCTTTATGATAAGGGTACTGGATATGGTTCATCTATTATAAACTTTGATAAGAGTCCAGTTGTAAAGGTTAAATCTGGTAAGGATGCTGAATTTAAACCAATTATCATTAATGGTAAAGTTGATCAAGTAGTTGTACAGTATGCTGGTGTTGAGTATACATCCCCTCCCGATTTAACCTTTATTGGTATTGGTTCTGGTGTTGGTGCTAAAGCAAGAGCAATTGTTGAAAATGGAAAAGTAACTAATGTTTCTATTATCAATCCAGGTGTTAATTATAGTTCAAATACTGGAGTTGCAGCAACTTCTGTAGGACGTAATGCATTTATTGAAGCAGATATAAGAGAATTGACTGTAAATAACCATAAGAGGTTTGGTAATGAGATATTAGTTCAGAATGTCAGTGGTTTGCAATATGGATATGTGGGACATTCTACAGCAATTGGTAGCAAACTAGGTGATAAATTAGACACACACTCACCAATTATAGGATGGGCATATGATGGAAATCCAATTTATGGTCCTAATGGATATTCTGATCCAGAAGATGCTAACTCTTCCGTAAAATATGTAAATACTGGATATATTTTATCAAGTTCTGATGTTGTAGATAGACCTCCATTTAAGATGGATGGTACAGTATTTGATCAAGGATTCTTTATTGAAGACTATAAATTTGATAATTCAGGTGATTTAGATGTACATAATGGTAGATATACCAAAACACCAGATTTTCCAAATGGTGTATATGCATATTTCGCTGGAATAACCACTGTAAGTAGAGAAGCAAAATTCCCTTACTTTATCGGTGATACATATAGATCTAAATTGATTGAACAAGGTATAGATCAAAGTTTTGATTTTAATAACTCAGATTTAATTAGAAATACTCTTCCATACAAATCTGAAGATTTAACTGCTGATAATGATTTCATCTCAGAACCTTATGAAATAGTACAGCAAAGAACAATTGTCGATGCTATAAGTAAAGGAACTGTTGATTCCTTCTTAATCAATCAACCTGGTGATGGGTATGCTGTCAATGATATTCTACAATTTGATAATAGTGGAACAAATGGTGGTGGATTAAACGCCTATGTTTCTAGAGTTGGTGGAAGATATATTAGAAGTGTTGATACTGAAGTTATTACTTATCAAGATTCATTATTAATTTGGGATAATTCAAATCAAATTTCAGTGCATGTTTCACCTACACATGCTCTACTTGATGGTGATACTGCTGTTGTTTCTGGAGTATCTACATTTGTTGCCAATTTAACAGGAGATCATAAAATCGGAGTTACTTCTGAGAGTGCATATCTAATTGCTCCAGTTGCTCATAATACAGTTCTTGGATTTGTAACTGACATATATGCTTCATCTATACCAAAGAATATTTCTATTGGATCTACAGTTGCTATAGGTGTAACTAATCAAGAAATAGTTAAAGTTAATAATATATTCCATGATAGAAAAGTTCTAAGAATAGAAAGACTAGTTAATCCAGGTATTGGACATACAGAGTCTGAATCTATATCTAAACTTGCTGATACATTCACAATACCACTTAATAGTGAGTATTTTGATTCTAGAAAGAATGATAAGGTATATTTCAACCCACTTGAGGCAGTTGGTATTGGTACAACTGCTGGTTTTGAACAGAGTAAGAAGTATAGAATTGGTGATGTTCAGTATGACATCTCAGTTCCACATCAAAGCATTTATATACCAAATCACCCATTTACAGATAATCAGGCGGTAACATTTACTAGTAGTACACAACCTATTAAGAAGAGTAATAAGAAAACTGGTGGATTGAGTAATCTCCCTACCACTGGATTGTATGTTATTAATAAGGGTAAGGATTATATTGGACTTACTACATTCAGAGATCGTGCAAATGCAAGTGCAGTAGGATTTAATACTGGTGGATTCTTCTTTAGATCATTTACATCCAATGGAGACAGTCGTGATTGGAAGTATTCTTTAGAGTCTAATCATACACAACAAACTGCAAGAATAGAAAGAATAACAGGTACTGTTGTTACTGGTGCTCCTTGGGAAGGAACTCAAATAACCAAATCAGCTTTTGATGATGGACATTTATTGGCAAATGGTGATGAAATTAAATTATCAGTCAAATCTAATCAATCTGTTGGTATTGGGACTTCTGCTGCGGTAAAACTTTCTTATAATTCTGAAAATGATAAACTTATAGTAGGGTTAACTACATTTACAGAAAGTGTCTTAAATGTAAATAAAAATGAAATAAGTCTTACTTCACACGGATTTAAAACTGGTGATAAAGTTTTCTATAACAGTACAGTTGTCCAACCAATAACTGGATTAGGAACAGGTTCATATTATGTTTATAGAATAGATGATGATAAGTTCCAATTAGGACAAACTAATTATGATGTTGTTGCAAAACCTCCAACAATAATAGATCTTTCTGCTCCTGTTTCTCCATCACCTGCTGGAGTGATTGGACATCAAATTTCTAAGGTTAATCCTCGTATTGAAGTTGTTGAAAATAATAATTTAGTATTTGATGTTTCTGATACTTCATTGTCTGGATATAGTTTGAAGATTTATCATGACAAAGAGTTTAAAAATGAATTAGTATCTGTTGGTGGAACAGTTACTAACTTTAGTGCATCTAGTCTTGGTGGTGCAGTTGGTTGTGGCACAACATCTACATTAACTTTAAATTATGATACTTCATTACCAACCAAACTTTATTACAATCTAGAAAGGGGTGGATATATTAGTACATCTGATACAGAAGTTGTTAATAATTCTGAAATACTCTTTGTTCCTAGTGTTTATAATAATACTTACTCAGTTTCTGGAATAGGTAGTACTACCTTCCAGATATCCCTTAAATCGGTTCCAGAGACACTATCTTATACTCAGACTACATCTAGTCAGTTAAAGTACTCTACGTCTTCTACGACTGCTAGGGGTGGTGTTGAGTCTATAAGAGCTACTTCTGGTGGACTTAATTATAAGAAATTGCCTGAGTTTACTACTATTACATCCACACAAGGTGTAAATGCAGATATAATACCAAAATCTTCTACTATTGGTAGAATAAAGGAAGTTACTATTGAAGATGCTGGTTTTGATTATTCTGCAGATAAAACATTAAGTCCAGAAGTCTTTATTTCTCCAAATATTACTGTAGTTGATAGAAACTCTCTTACTGGTATTAATATACTTTCTGGAGGATCTGGATATACTATTGCCCCAGATGTTGTTATTATTGATCCAGATACTAATGAACCATATCCCGATAGTTATATAACGGCAGAAATTCAATCATCATCACTTACTAGTGTTGAAATCCTACAGACTCCAAAGGGATTATCAGATAAAGTTAATACTGCCTATACGGTTAATAACTCAAATGGAGTTGGTATTACTAAGATTCAATCTACTGGTGTTGGAACTGCTTTCCTTACTTTAGAAACTCCTATTTCCAACTTCACAACAGCACCATTTGCTATAGGTGATAAAATCTTCATTGAAGGTATTAGCGTACTTGGTGGTATTGGAACTACAAGCACAGGATACAATTCTCCAGAAAATGGATATTCATTCTTTACGGTTGAAAGTGTTGGTGCAGCAAATCCAGTTATAATAGGTATCGGACTTACTGAAGTAACTTCATATGCTGGTATTGCAGTTACTGATACTAACGGATATGGTTTGGCAATCAATAAAAACAATTATCCGACATTTGAAGTTATTCAAACACCTGAGCAATTTATTCTAGAAGAAAGATTATATGTTCTTCAGGGTTCTACATATGTTCTTCAAGATCTGTATATCACTAAGAACTTAAATGATCAAATTAAAATTAGAGGTACATACGACTTAGTTGTTGGTGATCAAATTCGTGGTAAGGAATCTGGAACGATAGCTACTATAAGTGAAATTGTAGAGAATAAAGGAAGGTTTAAGATAGATTATTCCTTAAGACAGGATAAGGGATGGAATGATAATATTGGAAAATTGAATGAAGATTTCCAAGTTCTTCCTGATAACGACTATTATCAGAATTTATCATATACTGTTAAGAGTCCTGTGTTATGGGAGGATTTAATAAACCCTGTAAATAGACTCTTACATACAACAGGATTGAAGAATTTCTCTGATACTGGAATAACAACTGCTACAAATATTTCCGCTAAAGTTCCTGTAGATGCTGGTAGTTTTGCATTAATTGATATTGTTGGTGAAAAGAGAGTTGATACTGTAAGTGATTTTGATTTTGCAATCGATCTTGATGCAACTGGTGGTAAGTCTAGGTTTGTTAAATTCCAGAACAAGAGACTGTCTGATTATATCAATAACAGTTCTAACCGTGTTCTTCCAATAGATGATATTTCAGATGGATTCAATAAGGTATTCACAGAGAATAATTTCTTTACTAACCTCGATACAATAAGTTCTGGTAGTGGATATAATCGTTATTTGGTTCAAATAGTTAATCCTAATAATAACCAAAGACAAGTAACGGAATTAATAACTCTCACTGATAATGATAATAACATCTACACATTTGAAAAAGGTTCAATTGGAGTAGAAACAGGTGGTTCTACTAACTCTTACAAGGTAGATAGATTAGGAGACATTGTAGGGGATAGTGATACATCTCAATTAGTATTCAATCCAAAAAATCCATATGATTATGATTATGATTTAAAAGTTATTAAAAATACCTTTAATACATCAAATACTGGTATCGGAACTACTAGTTTTGGATTTGTTGATGTAATTGGTTCTAATAACCTTGTTGGTGTTGGATTAACAGAAACATTATTCTCTGCTACTGCAAATCAGAATGAGGCATTCTTTGCTAATATTGAGGTTACAAATACTCAAACATTTGATACAAGATATGTTGAACTTTACGTCGATCAAGATGGAACAGATACATATGTTTCTGATTTTTACTTAGATAATAAAGATGGTGCTACTGCAAACTTCATTGGTACATTTGGTGCATCAATAAGTGGCGGTGTTGTTAAGGTTAACTTCACCAATAGTACAGAATCTGCTGGCGTTTATGTTAAATCAAGAGCAGTTGGATTTGGTGTTACCTCTGCTGGTATTGGAACATATAGGTTCTTAACTAGTGGGCAATCAGGTGGATCTGAGAAAACTGCAAGATATGAGAGTAAGTTTGCATATACTCTTGCTCCTGCAACTGCAACACAAGTCTTTAGTGTTGCTAAAGCAGATGTAAGTAGTATTAAGTCAGTTGTTAAGGTTGGATATGGTGTTACATCAGCATTACATCAGTTACTTTCAATTCATGATGGAACAGATGTTTATACCACACAATACCCATTTGTATCAGTTGGTAGTACTAGTGGTATAGGTACATTTGGTTCTGAATTTAGTGGTTCTAATTTAATATTGAAATTCTATCCTGATGCTGGAATTAATAATGTAGTTTTAATTCAATCATACAGTGAAATAATACAAACAGAGACTGATTTAATCAATATACCAGAGGATCTTAATTATGGAACTTTAACAGAAAATATTATAACTGCTCCATATAATGGTGTTAATGAAAATAGGATTAATGTTACTGAATTTGATGCCAATTATAATAAGATTCCAATCTTTACTAAAACATTTAATCCAGCAACTACAACTCTTGTAAACTTAAGTACAGGAACATTCACTATCAAAGATCATTTCTTTGAAACTGGAGAAGAGTTGGAATATGAAGCAGTTTCTACTTTCAGCAATATAACTGCTGATGCTATGGAAATGTCTAATGGTAGTGATTTGCCAGCAACTGTTTATGCTATCAAAGTTACTAATGATGAGTTTAGACTTTCATTAACATCTAGTGGATCTGCAATTACATTCAATAATGCTGGAGCAGGTAATGCTCACACACTTACTATGGCTAAGAGAGCAGAGAAAACTCTTCTTTCTATTGATGGTATTGTACAAACACCAGTAGCAAGAACTAATGTTGGATATGCTCTTACCAATAACTACGGTAATATAAGTGCTACAGATACAATTGCTTCTTTGGTTGGTATTTCTTCTATATTACCAGGAGATATTCTTAAAATTGATAATGAGTATACCGAAGTTACAAATGTTGGATTAGGAACTACTGCTGTTGGACCAATAACTGGTAGTGGAGCATATAGTCTAGTTGAATTAAATAGAGGATTTGTTGGATCAACTGCAGCAGTGCATAATGATCAAGCAACTGCTCAGGTTTATCTTGGTTCATATAATATTGTTAAGAGTAAACTTCATTTTGCTGCACCTCCAACTGGAAATAACGTAAATGATATAGATGTTACTACTAACTTAGCAAATGCAAGATCTACATTTGGTGGTAGAGTTTATCTAAGACAAGATTATACACTGAATAAGATATATGATAATATTTCCAAAGATTTTACTGGAATAGGAGCAACTTATCCATTAACGGTTAATGGTTCAGGTACAACAGGTATTGAGACTGGAAGTGGATTGGTGTTTATTAATAACATGTTCCAAACACCAACTACATTGAATAATCTTGGAAATACATATGATTTCATTGATGGCAATACTGCTACTAAGGTAAGATTTACTGGAATAACAACTGCTGCTAATAACAATTTGGTAATATCTGATTATGATGTAAACCAGAATCAGTTACCAAGGGGAGGACTCATAGTTTCTCTTGGTTCTAGTATTGGACGTGGATATGCTCAACCAGTAGGTGCTTTAGTAACTTGTGGACACTCAGGTGGTGGTATTAATACCATTGGATTTACAACTACAAGTGATATTACAACCCCATTTGGTTCTGGATATAGAGGAAATCTTCCTGGAAACAAAGTTTCTATTGCTATAACTGATACTTCTACTTCTGGAATAGTAACAGCAAAAGTTAATGCATATATTGGTGCTGGTGGAACAATAACTGGATTTGAAATATTAACTGCTGGTAGTGGATATGCTAATCCTATTGTCCAGATGCCTTCTCCTTCATATAGTAACTTGGAAATTACTGGTGTATCAAGACTTGGTTCTGGTATGACAGCAGATACTGGAAAGGGATTATTATTGGATATTGAGGTTGGACCTACTGATGCAATTCCAGTTGACAATAAGTTTGGTGATGCTTCAGATCTTATTGAGGCAAATACCTCATTTATTTCTCAAGTAGCAGCGAAAAGGATGTTTGATAGATGGAACAATGGTTCCAACTCATCATATAGTTATCCTTCTGGATTTACAGAACAAGATTGTATTGATGACGTAGTAGATGTTTTAGATGCTACTGCACATAACCTTAAGTTTGGTGGTAATGATAAGACTTATGATGCTGCGAATTTATTCGTAACTGGCGTATATTCTACTCCTCCACCTGTTACTGGTGAGGAAGAGCAAGTAATTTATGCCCTAATGGAAGCCAGAGATATGGCAATTAGAGCAATGAGAAATCAGAAGATTTATACTCATCTTGGTGCTCAATATGCTCACACATATACAGGTGGTACAGTTCAAGAGGCTGTTTGTAAAGGTGGTGATTATCCACACACATATATTCCAGCAGATTCTGCTGCTAATGCAATTAATGGTTCTTTGAAACCAACACAAGCTGTCTATAATGGACAGGATGGTATGTTGCAACTAACATTTGCTAGTGCTCATGGTATTGCTAATTCTTCAAATGTAACTATTGCAGATCATTCATTAGTATTCACATGTGCTAGAGATGGACATGCTACTAAACATGCATATCCAAGACCATCTGATCCTGCTTCAGGTACTAATTTAGCTGCTATTGTAAGTAGTCCTACAGTATTGACAGTAAATGTTGGAACCTCACCGTTAAGATGGGAGCCTGTTATGGCTGGTTCTGGTGCTGAAGCAACATCATATGATGCTAAGACTGGTGAATTAGTACTTAATATTGGTAGTGATCATGGATTATATGCACCAACAACATTAAATGCACCTACAGCAGCAACTTATGCACCAACAACAGGTGTTTTAAGACTCACTATTGCATCACATGGTTGTTCAGTTGGTTCTTATATTAAGATTGATGACAATTCATTAACATTCACATGTGCTAGAGATAATCATACTACTCAACATTCATATCCTCGTTCTACTGATCCTGTAAGTGATGTATGGTTGCCAGTTCATCAGATATCGGCAAATAGAATATGGGTTAATATTGGTAAATCTCCTGATACTTCTGCACATACATTTGTATCAGCAACTGCTGGTGTTAAGAAGGCAAATTCTGGTATTGGTATTGGAACCAGTAAATTAGGATTTAAGTGTACTAGAGACGCTACTGCTGCTAACCCACAAGGTGTAGCACAGCAATTATACCCACGTCCAGGCGATCCATTCTCTTGGAATAAGAAACAGATATCAATCGCATCTACAACTACTTCTTCAGTTACAGTTAACGTTGGTGTTTCTTCTACATCACATACAAACTTAACTCAATTTACTGATAGTACAATTACTACAGATACTTCTGGTGGTGCTGCATGTGCTACAGTTGAATCTGCAATTCATACTCTTGTTGGAATAGTTACTGATGTTGTTAAGACACATAATGCTAATGAATTACCAGCATCAAGGACATTAGCAAGTATTGAGACATATGAAGTTAATGACTTTAAGATTGCCAGACCTGGTTACGGTTTCAGAAAAGGTGATGTATTCAAACCAGTAGGACTTGTTACTGATAGAACTCTATCTACACCTCAAGCTGACTTCTCACTTACAGTAATTGATACATTTAGTGATTCATTTGCTGCATGGCAGTTTGGAGAATTGGATTATATCGATTCAATCGCAGAATTGCAGAATGGTGATAGAGTTAGATTCCCATTAAGATATAATGGAGATTTACTAAGTTTCGAAACAAATAGTGATGAAGTTGACTTAAATGCTCTTCTACTCATCTTTATTAACGGTATTATGCAGCATCCAGGGCAACATTATACTTTTGATGGAGGAACATCATTTGTATTCGCAGAACCTCCAAGTGCTGATTCTAAAGTTTCAATATTCTTCTACAGAGGAACTCGTTCAACTGATAGTGCATATGTAAACATTGATGAAAGCGTGAAGGTTGGTGATACTATAGAATTGAAAACAACTCTTGATGTTCAAGGACAAGATCCTAGAATAGTCTCTGGTATTTCTAGTTCTGATAAAATAAGAACCAGTATATACACTGGATTGAATATTAATGAAACTGATTACAGACTTTTAGATTGGACTAAACAGAAAATTGATAGAAATATTGAAGGAGAAGCAGTTTACAAGTCTAGAGATTCAATTGAAGGATTAGTTTATCCAACTGCTAGAATTATTGACAATCTAGCATCATCTGGAATATCTTCAATATATCTTGATAATGCTCAATTCTTTAACTATGAAGAAAATGAATCTGCTGTTGTTATAGTAAGTTGTGATGCATTAGTAATGCAAAATGCAAATCCAGTTGCAGCAGCAGTTACAGCAACAGTTTCTGCTGCAGGAACTATAGGTGCATTGACAGTTGTTAGTGGTGGTTCTGGATATATCGGTTCTGCTGTTACAGTTTCAATCGCTAGACCTATAGGTGCTGCTGTTACCTTCACTGGTGGAGTGGGTGTTTATACTGGAATAGCAACTGCAACTATACCAGTTGTAAATGGTTCATTATCTGGAACAGCAAATATAACAAGTATTGGTGTAGGGTATACACATTCAACACCTCCAAATGTACTTGTACCAATTGAGACTACTCCATTAGATGAAACTATCAGTGGTATTACTACCGTTAGAGGATTCTCTGGTATTGTTACTGGAATTACTACTTCACATAGTGGTAGTGACTTATTCCTCAACTTTATGATTAATAAAGGTGCTGATGGACAAAATATTACTGCTGATTTGAAGGTTGGATATCCAATTTACATTAGTGATACTAATGTAGGACATGGAGTTACTTCAATTGATGGACATGAGAATTCTATTGTTAGTATCGGAACAACCTTCATAGATAATATCTACAAGGTTCATTCCTTTACTAGATTTGATAACAACTCTGGTAAATTCTCAGTTAGAGTTAAAACTGGTTCTAATGTTGGTTTTGCTTCTGCATATGCTGGTATAAACACTGGTGGAATTGGAAGATACTCTTGGGGTGTATTGGAATCAACTGATACACGATCTGGTGGAATAGGAATTGCTGTTACAGGTAACATTCTTTCATCAGGAATAAGCACATTCCCAACGATTCAAAGAAGAGGATATGGAATACGTTCCAACGGTGCTCTTAGAAAAGATCTTGGGTAGTATAAATATAGGAAAAAGCTGATAAAATGGCTGCAATTGTAACAGATCAATTTAGAATATTAAATGCGGGTAATTTCGTTGACTCCGTTACAGATACTTCTAATTCATACTATGTCTTTGTAGGACTGTCAAATCCTACTAGTAGTGGATATGGTAAAAGTGCTAGTTGGGACACCGCTACACCTAACCCTACAGATAACTTTGATTATCAAGGTTTTGTTGGAGATAATATGTCATTTGGTAAGAAGGTAACTTCTGCCAACGTGCGAAGATTAGCAAGGAGAGTTAATTGGGCAAGAGGAACGAAATACGAAATATATCGCCACGATTATAGTTTGAGTAACTTGTCACCAATTACTGGTTCATCAAGATTATATGATGCAAACTATTATGTAATGAATAGTGATTATAAAGTCTATATTTGTATTGATAATGGTTCTTCTGGCATTTCAACAACAGGTAATGCTTCATTGAATGAACCAACAATTACCGATCTAGAACCTTCTAAGGCTGGTGACGGTGGTGATGGTTATGTTTGGAAGTATTTGTTTACTGTTACTCCAAGTGACATAATAAAATTCGACTCAACTGATTATATTTCTTTACCTGCTAATTGGGCAACATCTACTGATGCTCAAGTAACTTCCGTAAGAAATAATGGAGATTCTACTGTTAACGAGAATCAAATTAAACATGTTTATATTAAAGCACAAGGAACAGGTTATTCTACTGGTTCTTGGGAATTAAACATTCTTGGTGATGGTTCTGGTGGTAAAGTAGTTGTAGATGTCAATTCAAGTGGTAATATAACAAATGCAGTAGTTTCTGCAGGTGGAAAAGGTTATAGTTTTGCTTCAGTTGATTTAGGTCCAATACGTCCTACTGGTGTTGGAAATGCTAATGCTAATTTAGTTCCGATAATTCCACCAGCAAAAGGACATGGAAATGATATTTACAGTGAACTAGGTGCTGATAAAATTCTAGTTTATGCTAGATTTGATGATTCTACAAGAGATTTTCCAACTGATACTAAATTTGGACAAATTGGAATAGTCAAAAATCCTACAACTATTGGTACAGCAAGTTCTATTTTTGATCAGAATCAATTTTCTTCTCTTGGAGCATTTAAATTCTCCGCAGTAAGTGGTGAGACAACTACAATACCAGCAATAGGTTCTAAGATTACTCAGACAACAGCAACTGGTACTGCACAGGGTTATGTTTCCTCTTATGATAGAGAAACAAAAGTTCTTAAATACACTCAGGATAGGACATTATTCCTAAATCCAACATCTTATGATACCGTAGATCATTCTGGTATCTCAACTTCTGGTAATGTTATAGATTTCTTTACTGCTGATCCTGCTTCTGGTTCTACTGTAAATAATATTTTGAGTTCTGATGGATTTACTGGAACAATTGATAGAAACTTTAGTGGGATCAATACAAATCCTACTGGAACTAAACTTATTTCATTAGGAATTGAGTTTTCAAATGGCATTGCCAGTCCTGAGATAAATAAAGGCTCAGGTGAAATTATCTACATTGATAATCGTCCTGAAATCACACGAAATTCTCGACAAAAAGAAGACGTTAAAATCATCCTGGAATTCTAAAGTAAAATGTCACAAAAAACGAATCTTAATATAAGTCCTTATTACGATGACTTTGACAAGTATAATAATTTCTATAAAGTACTGTTTAAACCAGGACATCCAGTACAGGCTCGGGAATTAACTACCTTACAATCGATGTTACAAAACCAAGTAACATCATTTGGTAGTCATATTTTCAAGGAAGGATCAATGGTTATTCCTGGAAATATTGTTTATGATAGTTTTTATCCTTTTGTTAAATTAAATCCAGATCATTTAGGTATAGATGTATCGGTTTATGGTAAAGAATTAGTTGGAAAACGTCTTAGAGGACAGGATTCTGGAGTTGTTGTAGTTGTAGATAAGTATTATGATGTTAATCCTACTATAGGAATTACTGATCCGACAATTTTTGTAAAATACATTAGATCTGGTACTGATAATCAAACAAACCCATTAAGAGATGGTGAAGTATTGATTACTGAAACTGCATTTACATATGGAAATACTTCAATTAGTGCAGAAGATTCAATAGGAACTATTATATCAGAGAACGGTACTGGTGCTGGTAGTGCAGCTGCAATTGGTTCTGGTGTTTATTTTATACGTGGAACATTTGTTGATGTTGAAGCAGGTAAGATTGTTTTAGATCCATATACAAATACTCCATCTTATAGAGTTGGATTGACAATATCTGAAGAAATTATAACAGCAAAAGATGATAATTCATTATATGATAATGCGAAAGGTTTCTCCAACTACGCTGCTCCAGGTGCAGATAGATTAAAGATTACAACAACGTTATCCACAAAACTCTTAACTGATAATGATGATAAGACGTTTGTTGAGTTATTGAGAGTTGAGAATGGAGATATTAAGAAACTACAGGATAAGTCTCAATATTCTATAATTAAAGATTATTTTGCTAAAAGAACATTTGAAGAGTCTGGGGATTATACCGTAGGACGTTATGATGTTGATATTAAAGAATCTTTAAATGATAGACAGTCTAATGGCGGTATTTATTTTGAAGGACAAGAAACATTACAAGGGAATACTCCATCAGAAGACTTGATGGGTGTTAGTGTATCTGCTGGTAAAGCTTATGTTAGAGGATATGATATTGAGTCTAAGGCAAATAAAGTCGTAGATGTAGAAAAACCAAGAGATAAAGAAAAGATTGATAGTGGAAATGTTCCATTTGAAATGGGAACATTGGTTAGATTGAATAATGTTGTTGGAACTCCAATTATCGACAATAATGTTAGTGATAATACTGTAAAATTATATAATGAAAGAAGGACTGCTTCAAATGATGCTACTGGTGGTACTCATATAGGTAATGCTAGAGTTTATACATTCAACCTTACTGATGGTAGTTATGAGAATGCTGGTTCTAAATGGGACTTGTACCTATATGACATTCAGACATTTACTGCAATAACATTAAACCAGAATATCACTTTAACACAAACAGAGCGTGTTAGAGGCGTTAGTAGCGGTGCTACAGGATATATCTCTAATGCTGGTTCTAATACTGCTACTGCATTTAATCTAATTGGCACATCTGGTACATTTGTTGCAGGTGAAAGTGTTATTATTAACGAAAATCCTGATACAACTAGAGTTTTAAATTCATTTATTGCTTATAGTGCAGATGATATTAGGTCCGTATTACAAGATACTCCATCGAAGAATAATGCATATAAAACACACTTTATTGGTGATACTGTTTTAGAACCAAAGGTTATTCCTGGATTTAGTATTACAGATCAACTTGTTATTTCACCAGCAGGTATAACAACTGCTACTGGAAGAAATTGGGCATCCAAGGTTAAGGTTGGGGATATCATTCGCTATCAAACTACTTCTCTTGCAGATCCAACATTTAATAGAGTTAGTGCTGTTGCAACAGATGGAAAAACTATAACATTGGCTGGAATAACTGATGTTACAGGTGTTGCTGATGGAACATTAGTTACAAGTACATTCCAATCCTTTAGATTAATGACACCTACTGTCAGAAAGAAAGGTGGATTATATGCTAAGTTGGATAATAGTGATATTGCATCAGTAGATCTTGCCAATTCTCAACTTTTTGTAACTAGACAGTTGACAGAACAAACAAGTACTGGTTCTGCTGGTGCTGCTGCTCTTTCTATACAAACATCATCTCTTGCAGGTGTTACAAGTTCATTCTTCCAACCTTATGATGCAGAGAGATATAGTGTTCATTTTGCTAATGATACAACTGAAGCATTGACTTCAGATCAAGTAAATCTTGTTAATAATGGAGCACAAGTAAACATTACAGGTTTAAGTGCTGCAGGAAGTAGTAATGTTACAGTCAACACTACACTTAGGAAGCAGGGGATTGTAAGTAAAGTAAAAGAATATGTAAGAAGTCAAAAAGTAGAAGTTAATACTTGTGTTTCTGCTGCTACAACTGCTCTTAGTGGATTAACAACTAGTGTTTATTATGGATTAAGAGTTGATGATCAAGAAATTTCTTTAAATTACCCAGATGTTGCTAATGTTGTTGCTGTATATGAGTCATTAGATTCAAATGCTATAACATTAGATACGATAGATTTCCCATCTGGGTTAAATTTAGATACTGCTACTATTGTTGGTGAATCTATTTTAGGTTCTGAAAGTGGAGTATTGGCACAAGTTACCAATAGAACATCCAGTACAAGGATAGAGGTTGCTTATCTTAATTCTAATAAATTTGTTCTTGGAGAATTAGTAACATTCCAAGAATCTAATATTAAAGCAACTGTTCAAGCAATCAATAAAGGAAACTATCAAAATGTAACAAATCATTTTGATTTGGATAAAGGACATAGAGATACCATTCTTGATTACTCTAGACTGGTTAGAAAAAATGATGGGTATAAACCCACTAATCGTCTTTTAGCAATATTCGACTATTACAGTGTTCCTGCTGATGATACTGGTGATGTTTTCACTGTTAATTCATATCCAGATGAAAAATTCAGTCAAGGTATTCCTAAATTACCTGATGGTACAAGAGCAAGTGATACATTAGACTTTAGACCTAGAGTATCAACATGGACATCTTCTACAGCATCTCCTTTTGCATGGCAGAGTAGAGATGTTGGTGGTGTAACAGGAAATCCATCTTTAGTCGTGACTCCTGGTGAGGCATCTAGTCTTGGTTACGAGTTCTATCTTCCAAGAATTGATAGACTTGTTTTAGATATTAGGGGTAAATTTAGTGTAATTAAAGGAAGTTCTTCAATAAACCCAACATTCCCTGTGAATGAAGAACAGGCAATGGATATTGCTAGAATTGAATTACCAGCATATCTTTACAACGTAGATGACGCAAAAGTCATTATGGTTGATAATAGAAGATATACTATGAGGGATATTGGTAAACTGGAAGATAGAATTGAAAACCTAGAGACAGTAACATCCTTAAGTTTATTAGAACTTTCTACAAAAACATTACAAGTTAAAGATGCTGATGGTTTAGATAGATTTAAATCGGGTTTCTTTGTTGATGATTATAAAGATGATAAGAGACTTGATGTTCCATCATCTAAGATGAGTATTAATAATGCTACGAATGAACTAACATCTCCTATTGATTTTGACTTTATAGGACCAGAAATAGCATTAAATCCATCCATAGACACTAGTACTGTAGATTATTCTGAAAATCATGAATTATTAGATTCTAATGTACAGAAAACAGGTGAATTAGTTACATTAAAATATTCTGAAAAAGAATTCTTAAGTCAACCATTAGCATCAAGAGTTGAGAATGTTAACCCATTCAACATGATTTCCTTTACTGGTAGGATTACATTAACTCCAAATTCTGACAATTGGGTGAGAAATGTTTATGTCGATGGTGGTGAAAGGAGAGTTACTGGTGATAGAAATGATGAATTCATAGACACTATAAAAATAGGAAGTGGTGTTGACAAATATATTCGTTCTAGAAACGTTAAATTCTCAGTTTCAGGATTACAACCATACACAAGATATTATCCATTCTTTGATAGTGTTAGTGGAATTGATTTTATTCCAAAACTTGTTGAAATATCAATGTCATCTGGTTCATTTTCAACTGGAGAGACTGTAAAGGGATATGTCGGTGGAACACATTTATTCACGGCTAGACTTTGCCAACCAAATCATAAAACAGGTAATCCTACATCACCTAAAAAGACTTTTGGTAAAAATCCTTATGATAGATCTATTACTTTAAGTACAGCATACTCTGCTTCTTCAACTACTTTGAATATTGATATTGCTTCATTATCTAAAGAAGCACAAGGTAAGTATAATGGATATATCGTAAAGGATATGGTGATACTGGGAGAAACTAGTGGTGCTGAAGCAAAAGTTTCTGATGTTAGACTTATTAATGATAACTGGGGTGATTTAGAAGGTTCATTCTTCTTTAGAGATCCTAATACTAATCCAGCACCTCCATTAAGATGGACTACTGGACAAAAGACATTTAAATTAACTTCTAGTTCAACTAATGCCAAGTCTTTACCTGGTAGTTTGTTAATTAGTAGAGGAGAGACTTCTTATTGGACTAGCGGTATCGTTGATACTTATAGACAGACTAGAGTGATAGTCAGAATGCCACCTCCACCACCACCTAATCAGAATGGTGACGGAGATAGTTGTGACCCTCTTGCACAGTCATTTACGACTGAGAGAGAAGGTATGTTCTTAACTGCTGTAGATTTATTCTTCGGTAATAAGGATGAAAATGAGAAAGTAACTGTTGAACTTAGAACAGTTGAATTGGGAACACCAACAAATGAATTGGTACAGGATTTTGCTCGTGTAGTTCTAGATCCTAATGAAGTTAATACATCAACTGATGGAAAAACTGCAACCAAGGTTACATTCCCATCACCAATTTATCTAACACCACAAACTGAATATGCAATAGTAATTCTTGCACCAACAACTAATCTTTATGAGGCATGGATTGCTAGAATGGGTGAAAAGACGGTAGGTACGTCTAATTTACCTGATGATGAAAATGTTATTGTAACCAAGCAATACGTTGGTGGTAGTTTATTCAAATCTCAAAATGGTACTATTTGGACACCAAACCAGTTTGAGGATCTTAAGTTTAAGATTTATAGGGCAGATTTCGTTAATTCTGGAACTCTAACATTCTATAACCCTTCTATTGAAGATGGAGATGTTGGACATTTGGGTATGATTGGTGATGCTATTAAAACTCTTCCAAGAAAATTAAAGGTAGGTTTTGATAATATTACTGGTGTTCCTGGTTCAAGTGGAGTTGCTCAACCATTAGTTATTGGTGCAAAAGTAGCTGATGGAGCTTCAGATACTGATGCTTATGGTTATATCGAAGCAGTTGGTGGAAGTGCCAATGATTTGGTAATATCAAATGCTGGATCTGGATATCAAAACCAAAGTGGTACAGCTAATGTATCATTATACCCAATAACATCTCAAGAAAGAACTGCTGGATCAGCAACTGTTACTATTACTAATGGAGTAGTTTCAACTATTGCAATAAATGGTTCTGCTAGAGGTGCTGGATATAAGATTGGTGATGTTGTTGGTATAGCAACTGCCGATTTAACAGGTGCAAGAGGATCTGGTGCTCAGATTACTATAAGCACTCTAAGCAATTATAATACATTCTTCTTAACTAATGTTAGTGGAGAACAGTTCCCAAGTTCTGGATCAGTTGACATTTATGTCAATGATACACAATTCAATAGTGGAAGTACTCACTTTGTTTCTTCTTCTCAGAACGGAACTCTGTATAGTGGTAATACTTTAGAGGTTAATCAGTTTAGTCATGGTATGCATGGTGCTGCTAACATAGTTCAACTCAGTGGTATTGAACCAAATTCAATTCCAACTACTATTACTGGTGATGTTGATATCAATTCAACAGGAACAATTTCTGTAGCAAATACTAGTATATTTGCAAGATATGAAGGTTTACAAGCAGCAGCTGCTGCAGATGAGACTGGGTATGTCAAGATTAATAATGAAATCATTTACTACAGTGGTATTACTGCAAGTGGTGGTGGTGCTGGAACAATTGGTATATCAACCAGAGGAATTGATGGAAGTGTTTCTAGAAAACATATTAATGGTACTCAAATTCAACCATATACATTAAATGGTGTTAGTTTGAGAAGAATTAATAAGACTCATTCTAGTACTAGTGTAATGGATAGTCCAAAGGATTTAGATAAGTATTATCTACAGTTTGATAGGACTTCTGAAGATACTAAGAGAGATACTGGTGATAGTATGTTGAATTTCACAAACGAAAATTCTTTAGGTGGACCTAATCTTTATTCTACTAAGAATATTCAATTCAATACAATTCATCCAAGAATTAATGTTATAACTCCTGGGGAGGGAACAACTATCACAGGACAAATTAGAACTATTTCTGGAACTAGTGCTGGTGGAGTTGAATCTTCCTTTATGGATCAAGGATTCCAATCTGTTGAAATTAATGACACAACTAGATTATCTTCTCCTAGAATTATAGCATCTAAAGTTAATGAAACTGCTAAATTGGGTGCAATGACTATGAATAAGTCATTTACAATGACTATGAATTTAACATCCAATAGTTCTCATGTTTCACCTGTCGTTGATTTAGATAATGCTATTGTGATTTTAGGTAGAAATAGGTTGAATAAACCAGTTAATGATTATGCATCTAATGGTGCATCCAACTCAGTTTCTGAGGATCCTCATACTGGAGTATATGTAACTAAGAGAGTAGATCTTAAGAATCCATCATCTTCATTGAAGGTTGTAGTTGGTGCTTATAGACATACAAGTGCAGACTTTAGAGTTCTTTATCAGTTATTCAGAAATGATTCTGAGGATGTTGAACAATCATATGTTCCATTCCCTGGATATGATAATCTAAGAGATACTGATGGAGATGGTTTTGGAGACAGAATCATAGATGCTACAAAAAATAATGGAAGACCTGATGCTAGAGTTGCAGCGAATGCAGAAAATGAGTTCTCTGAATATCAATTCAGTACTGAAGATTTGGAACCATTCACAGGATTTAGAATTAAAATAGTGATGAGTGGAACTAATGAGGCATTTGCCCCAAGATTCAAGGACTTTAGAGTTATTGCATTAGCATGATAAAAGTAGAAGGACATAAGAATCTGTATCGTAATGATGCTGGTGCAATTGTTAATACAGATTCTTCCGAATACAATCAGTATATGAGAATTAAAAATAAGAGAAAATCTGAAAAAGATGAAATAGATAGACTTAGAAATGAAATTGATGAAATCAAATCTATGTTGAGAGAGTTAACTAATAAATAGTTAAAATTATAATTTTGATAAGATGACAGTATACGTCGCAAATCTTACAATAAACCAAGGTGCTGATTTCAGTCAAACATTTACATTAGAAGATAGAAATTCCAATTCTGCACAGAATTTGACTGGGTATAGTGTTGCTGCAAAAATATCAAAGCATCATGCATCTACCAATCAAACAGCATTTTCAGCAACAATTTCAAATGCTATTGGTGGAGAAATTAAATTGATTTTGACTGATATACAAACAGCTGCATTAGCACCTGGTAGACAGGTTTATGATATTTTATTGACTGCACCCGATGGAACTAAAGAAAGAGTTGTTGAAGGTATGGCACTAATAAGAGACGGAGTTACCTAATGGCATCAATCAGAGTAAGAAGAGGTTCAATATCCTCTGTTGGAGTTAGAATAGGACAATCAACTGGAACTAAACTTGTAAACTCATCTTCATTTTCAATTGGTAATTTAAGTAGTATTAACGATATTGATGCTTCTTCTAGAAGTTCTACTAATAGTATTTTGATGTATAATACATCTACTCAAAAATATGAACATGTATCACCATATCATGTAGTAGATATGTCAGATTCCACTCAAGATAACGCAATGGATGCTGGAACCTTTTAAGTAAGTTTCTACAACCATAAATATAATTAAAAGTATAGTAATTACAACATGGCTTCTCCTGTAATACAGTTTAAGAGAGGTGCTTTCGGTAGTTTGCCAGCGTTGAAAGCAGGGGAACCCGCTTTCACGAATGACAAATATGATTTTTATATTGGATTAGATAATAACTCTTCAAACAACAAGTTTTTCGGTTCACACCGATATTGGTTGAAAGAAACCGCTACTGCTGGTTCAGGATTGAACTTAGTTGAGGGAACAAATAACGGTGTTCATGCTTTTACATTAAAAGCACCTGCCTCATTAGCAGCATCTTATGATGTCACCTTCCCAAATGCACAAGGTGCTAACTCAGCAATATTGCAGAATAATGGTTCTGGTGTATTAAGTTGGACCGCTGCACCAACTTTTACGGGTGCAATTACAACACAAGATACTACAGAGTCATCTTCTAGTACTACTGGTGCTTTAATAGTTGCTGGTGGTGTTGGTATCGCAAAGAGTGTCCATGTTGGAGGAGCAACTTCAATCACTGGAAACTTATATGTTGGTGGGCAATCTGAATTTATTGGTATTGCTACATTCCGTGGTGGAACAATAAGATTTGGTGATTCGGATGCTGACGACGTTGTAGTTGGTGGTGAATTTGCATCTAATCTAGTTCCAACTACTAGTGTTGCATATGATTTAGGTACTAGTGCTAAGAAGTGGAGAGATTTACATGCTGCTAACTTAAATGTTGGTATTATAACTGCATCAACATTTGGTGGATTTACACATCTTGTAGGTGCTGCAACTACTGCAGTTACGACATTTGTAGCAAAAGTTGTAACTAAAACTGCTGCACATAGGTATCATCAGCAGGGTAGTAGTAGTGGTTATACAATTGATGGAATAGAATCTCCTTTCTTAACTTTAATTCCAGGTGTAACATATAAGTTTGATCAGGCAGATTCATCTAACAGTGGACATCCAATTCGTTTTTATCTGGATGCTGCTAAGAGTCATGCATATACAACTGGTGTAACAGCATCTGGTACTCCAGGTAACGCTGGTGCATATACACAGATTGTAGTTAGTGACGAAACTCCTAATACATTACATTATCAGTGTTCTTCACACTCATTAATGGGTAATGCAGTAACTACTGGTTCTAATGCAGTTAATACTCCTCATAATGCGGTATTCAAAGGAGATGTAGATTTAGGTGATGCAACTGGCGACACTATTACTGCTACTGGTAGATTTGATAGCGATTTAGTTCCTTCTACTGATGGTGCTAGAGACTTAGGTGCTTCTGGATTAGAATGGAAGGATTTATTTATTGATGGTACAGCAAACATTGATGCATTAGTTGCTGACAGTGCAAAGATATCAGATTTAACTGACAATAGAGTTGTTATTGCTGGTACTGCTGGAGAACTAGAAGACAGTGCAAATCTAACATTTGATGGTTCGACACTTGCACTTACTGGTGCTCTTACAGTTTCAACTAACGCAACCATAACTGGTAATCTAACAGTTCTGGGTACACAATCAATCTTAAACACAGAAACGTTAAAGGTTGAAGATAGTTTGATTGAAGTTGGACTTGTTAACAGTGGTGGTTCACTTGTAGCACCAAGTTCAGATGCCAACATTGACGTTGGTATTATAATGCACTATTACAGTGGTTCTGCTAAGAAAGCTGCTGTATACTGGGATGATTCTGTTTCTAGAGTCGTTGTTGGTTCAGATGTTTCTGAATCTACTAGTGTTCTAACTGCTGCTGCATATGCTGCATTGGAAGTTGGTTCATTATGGATTAAAGATTCTGTTGGGCAATCAGAGACTATTGGAGTCAGTGGAGGACAAAGAATTCTGCATAATATCACTGTAGATGGTGGGTCGTTCTAACAGTTAAAAAATAACTTATAAATATAGGTGGGAGTAATCCCACCTTTTTTATTATATAAAACTATGAATGAACAAGATTATAAAAGTTTGATAATAACATATCAACAAAAATCCTTTGATTTATTCTCACAAGTTGTTGCTTTAGAAGCAAAACAATCTACATTAAGTCAACTAGTTAAAGAATTAACAGAAAAAGTTGAAGATTTAACTAAAAAATTGGAGAGGAAAAACAGAGGTACCAAAAAGCAAATAGCAGCAAACATTGATTCTAAAGAATTCTAATGGCAAAACCAACCACAAGAGTCGAACTCGTAGATTACTGCAAAAGGAAGTTGGGTGCCCCAGTCCTTGAAATAAACGTTGATGATGATCAAATAGATGATCTAGTAGACGATACTTTTCAGTATTTTAATGAAAGACACTTTGATGGTGTTGAAAGAATGTATTTGAAATATAAAATTAGTCAGGATGATATTGATAGAGGAACGGCAGAAGGAACTAATCAAGGAACATCAACTACACTTACTAGAACTAGTAAAACATCAGCAGGTGAAAATAGTTTAACATATGGTGGTACACATAGTACTCACTATTTTTATGAGAATAAGAACTTTATACCAGTTCCAGATTCTGTAATGGGTATTAATAGAATTTTTAAATTTGATACCAATTCAATATCTGGTGGGATGTTTAGTATTAAATATCAATTATTTTTAAATGACTTATATTATTTTAATTCTGTAGAATTAATGCAATATGCAATGACAAAGACTTATTTGGAAGATATTGATTTCTTATTAACACCAGATAAACAATTCAGATTTAATCAGAGACAAAATAGATTATATATTGACATGGATTGGGGTGAAGCAAATGTTGATGATTTTATTATTATTGATTGTTATAGAGCATTAGACCCTACTGCTTTTGGTGATGTTTATAATGATAGTTTTGTTAAAAGATATTTGACTGCACTAATTAAAAAACAATGGGGACAAAATCTTATTAAGTTCAAGGGAACAAAATTACCTGGTGGAGTTGAACTTAATGGACGTGAAATTTATGATGATGCTATTAATGAATTAGCAGAAATTAAATCATCAATGTCTACCGAATATGAACTTCCACCTCTTGACTTAATAGGATAATGGCATTAAACCCCTTCTTTTTACAAGGTTCTGTTGGAGAACAAAATTTAATGCAGGAGCTCATTAATGAGCAACTGAAAATTTATGGTGTTGAAATAACATATATTCCAAGAAAAATTGTAAATAGAAGTACTGTTTTTGAAGAACTTGAAAGATCCAAATTTGATGATAATTTTTTATTAGAAGCATATGTAGAAACTTTTGATGGATATGGTGGACAAGGTGATATCATGACAAAATTTGGTATGACTTTGAAGGATGAATTGACAGTAAGTATTTCAAGAGAAAGGTTTGAAGACTTTATTGCTCCTTTTATGGAAGCTATGCCTGATGATGAAATGATAATAGATACTCGTCCTAGAGAAGGTGATTTAGTATTTTTCCCATTGGGAAATAGACTATTTGAAGTTAAATTTGTAGAGCATGAAGATCCTTTTTATCAGTTAGGTAAAAACTATATTTACAAACTTCAGTGTGAACTATTTGAATATGAGGATGAGGTTATCGATACTGGTGTTGAAGAGATTGATACTAAGGTAAAAGATCTTGGACATATTACAGATTTACCATTAGTTCAAAATGCTTCAACTGCTACTGCTACTGCTACAATTGGAACTGGTGGACTTCAAAAAATATTCTTAACTAATGATGGTTCTGGATTTACTAGTGTTCCAACTATAAGTATCTCTGCACCACCAGCAGGTGGAACACAGGCTACTGCTGTTGGTGTTCTTACAACTAGAAATTTAGTTACTTCTCTTGAGTTTATATATCTAACACATGCTGGTGCTGGATATGGAAGTACTGCACCTATTATAACAATTAGTGGTGGTGGAGGTACAGGTGCTGCTGCTACATGTTCATTAGTTCCTGCAGGTAAGAAAGGTTTACAAACTATTAATATAACAAATCATGGTGTTGGTTATTCAACTTCTCCAACTGTTGCTGTAAGTCTTCCATCTTTATCACCACAATTACCAGCAACTGCTCATGCTCTTGTTGGTACTGCATCAACCAACCCAATTAGTGATATATTAATCCTTGATGCTGGAGCAGGATTCTTCTCACCACCAACAATTACAATTGGTGCTGGTGCTACAGTCGGAGTTGGAACATACTGGTTCAATGAAGAAGTAGTTGGTAGTCTGTCCAATGTTGCTGCTAGGGTTAAGAATTGGGATGAAGATACTGGAATCCTTAAGGTTGGTATTCAGACTGGAACATTCTCTTACGGAGAGAGAATTACTGGATCTAAATCTGGTGCTACTTATGAACTTTCAGCACCTGGTACTGCAAGCACTACTACAGATTTCTTTAGGCAAAATGAAGATATTGAATTTGATGCAGATTCATTCTTAGACTTCTCCGAATCAAATCCATTTGGTACATTCTAATGTTAGGAACCTATTATTATCACGAAATTATAAGAAAAACCATCATTGGTTTTGGTACATTATTTAATGGAATTTATGTTAAACATAAAACCCAAGAAGGTGTAGCAGCACAAGAAATGAAGGTACCATTGGCATATGGACCATCTCAAAAGTTCTTAGCAAGATTGGAACAGCAACCAGATTTGAATAAGATGATTGCTATAACATTACCACGAATGTCATTTGAGATGACAGATATTGCATATGATGCATCAAGAAAGTCTGGTATCACACAAACATTTAAAGCAGTCGATAGTAGAGATAGTAAGTTAAAGAAAGTTTATATGCCTGTCCCTTATAATCTGGGATTTGAACTTAGTGTTATGTGTAAGTTAAATGATGATGCATTACAGATTATAGAACAGATACTTCCTTACTTCCAACCATCATTTAATTTAACTGTAGATTTGGTACAATCTATTGGAGAAAAGAGAGATATTCCTATTGTTTTAAGTAATGTTTCATTTGTCGATGATTATGAAGGTGATTATGCTACAAGAAGAGCATTGATATATACATTAAGATTTGAAGCAAAAACTTATCTATTCGGACCTGTTGCAGAATCTTCAGAAGGACTTATCAAAAAAGTTATTGTGGATACTGCTATGGATACAAATACAGCACAAGCTAAGAGAGAGATGAGATATACTGTTGAACCAGATCCAATCACTGCTTCACCTGGTGATGACTTTGGATTTAGCGAGACTACATCGTTCTTCACAGACTCTCAAGAATATAGTCCTACAAGACAGGAGGATATGTAAAAGTAATGTCTAGTTATGATCCTATTGATGAAGCACTTAATACTACTAGTAGTATAGAAGTAAGCACAACACCAGAAGGTGGAGGTATTAAGAGGAAGGATGCTCTTAAGAATGTCACTAATGATGTTGATCAAGACTATGATTATACTCGTGCAAATTTATATTCACTTATAGAGAAAGGACAAGAATCTCTTAATGGTATAATGGAACTTGCTGGTGAGAGTGCAAGTCCAAGAGCATATGAAGTTGCTGGACAGATTATTAAGTCAGTTGCTGATACTACTGATAAGTTGATGGAACTTCAAAAGAAAGTTAAAGAAATTGATGAGGATAAAGGAAAACCAACACAAGTTACTAATAACGCAGTATTTGTTGGATCAACTTCCGATTTATCTAAAATGCTTAAGGATGGACTATTGAATAATGAAAAGTAATAATACACCTTGGGAAGAAGATAGTATTAAAGTTAATGATGCTGATGGAAATCTAGCATTTGAAGTAATTGATTTGGTTAAACCCGAAAAATTAGTTCCTACTTATGTAAAAGGTGCTGAGTATTCGGATTGGAGGAAAGAATTAGATGCCTGAAGATACCGTATATCTTGGCAATCCCCTTTTAAAAAAGGCGAATGTCAAGCAAGAATTTACAGAAGAACAAGTTATTGAATTTGTCAAATGTAAAAAAGATCCAGTATATTTTGCTAAGAACTATATTAAGATTGTTTCTTTGGATGAAGGATTAACTCAATTCCATCCATATGATTTTCAGGAGAAGTTGATTAGAAACTTCCATGAAAATAGATTTAATATATGTAAGATGCCTAGACAGACTGGTAAGTCTACTACATCTGTATCATATTTGTTACATTATGCTGTTTTTAATGATAGTACAAACATTGGTATTCTTGCTAACAAGGCAGCAACTGCTAGGGATTTATTAGGTAGATTACAAACTGCATATGAGAATTTGCCTAAATGGATGCAGCAGGGTATAATATCCTGGAATAAAGGTAGTTTAGAACTGGAGAATGGATCAAAGATACTGGCTGCTTCTACGTCTGCAAGTGCTGTCCGAGGTATGTCTTTTAACATCCTCTTTCTCGACGAGTTCGCTTTCGTCCCGAATCACATTGCTGAGTCGTTCTTTGCCTCTGTGTATCCTACTATTACGTCTGGTAAATCAACGAAAGTAATAATGGTATCAACCCCTCATGGGATGAACCATTTTTATAGGTATTGGCATGATGCTGAAAGAAGCAAGAATGAATATATTCCTACTGATGTGCATTGGAGTGAAGTTCCAGGTAGAGATGCTGACTGGAAAGCACAAACTATTGCTAATACGTCAGAGCAACAGTTTAAGGTTGAGTTTGAATGTGAGTTCTTAGGATCTGTAAATACTCTAATTAATCCAGCAAAACTTAGAAATCTTGTATATGAAGAACCACAAACTAGAAATGCTGGATTGGATATCTACAATAAGGCAGAAAAGGAACATAATTATATAATTACAGTTGACGTTGCAAGAGGGTTGGGTAATGACTATTCTGCCTTTATAGTTTTTGATACAACAGAGTTTCCATATCAAGTAGTTGCGAAGTATAGAAATAATGAAATTAAACCAATGTTATTTCCCAATATCATATTAGATGTTGCCAAAGGATATAACAATGCTTATGTTTTAATAGAAGTAAATGATATAGGAGATCAAGTTGCAAGCATTATGCAATATGACTTGGAATATGAAAATATTCTAATGGCATCAATGAGAGGTAGAAATGGACAGATAGTAGGACAAGGATTCTCTGGTAAGAAGACACAACTTGGTGTAAGAATGACATCAGCAGTTAAGAAGTTGGGTTGCTCCAACCTTAAGACTATGTTGGAAGATGATAAATTACTTACTGTTGATTATGAAATTATATCAGAATTGACTACATTTGCTCAGAAGCATCAATCATTTGAGGCAGAAGAAGGATGTAATGATGACTTGGCAATGTGTCTTGTTATATTTGCATGGTTGGTGCAGCAAGATTATTTCAAGGAAATGTCGGATAATGATATTAGAAAGAGAATTTATGAAGAGCAGAAGAATCAGATAGAGCAGGATATGGCACCTTTTGGTTTCATACAAACTGGTTTGGAGTCAGAAAGTTTTGTAGATGATGATGGTACTAGATGGCATACTGATGAATATGGTGATCGTTCTTATATGTGGGATTATATGTAATGAGTCATCCTAATGGTTACACTATAGAAATGATCAAGGAGATACTTGGTACTTCTTGGCCTGAACCACCAGGAGAATCTGGTAATGAAGCAAGAAAGAGAAAGGGTAGAGAGATGAGAGAAGGAAAGATACCTAAAACCACATACCCATCAGCAGAATCAAGAGCAAAGTCACCTAACTTTGATGAGAATGGGAAGTATATCTACCCAGAAGGGCATGGGTTTAGATATACTGAATATCTGAGAGATAATCCAGATTCAACGGAAGCAGGTACATATGGAAGTAAAGTATCTTAATGGATTTTGATGAACAATTAAAATTAGAACATTTATTGTTCTCAGAAAGAAAATGTAGAAAGTGTGGAAAAGTAAAAACTCTTATAGAAGATTTCTATTTAACACGTAAAAGTAGAGGAGAAGTTCCTTCATCATATTCATATGAATGTAAGGTTTGTACTATAAAAAGGATAGTTAATACTAGGAAAAAGAAACCATGTAGTGATTGGACATATCCAGATTGGTAATGTTCATGTATTGTTTCCCCAATGAAAATGCCCCTTTGAATAAATAATTTCAGTATAAAAATGAAGATTCGGAGAGTAAAAGATGCCACTCAATTTAGCATCTCCTGGAATTATCGTAAGAGAGGTTGACTTAACAATTGGTAGAGTTGATCCAGTTTCTGGATCTATCGGTGCGTTAGCAGCTCCATTTGCACGAGGTCCAGTTGGTCTTCCTCAATTAATTGAGAGCGAAGACGATCTTTTTAGCACGTTTGGGAAACCGTATAATACAGATAAGCAGTATGAAAGTTGGATGGTAGCATCCTCCTACTTGGCATACGGAGGTACAATGCAAGTTGTACGATCAGATGATGCAGGACTTAAAAATGCATCTGACAATGCAACACCAGCATTAAAAATTAAGAGTGATGAACATTATAACCAGTTGGGTTATGATGACAACACCATTTCAAGTACAGTTATTGCTTCTAAAAACCCTGGTACTTGGGCAAACGGTATCAGAGTAGCAGTTTGTGATGCTAAGGCAGATCAAGAACTTCTTTCAGTTGTTGGTGTTAACACTGTTGGTTATGCTGTAACTCAGTCAATGATTGGTAAAGCAATTGTTGGTGCTGGTTCAACATCACAAGCAGATGGATACCTAAAAGGTATTGTTACTGAAGTTACTGGAACTACAGTTGGAGTTAAAGTTCTTTCACACGTAACTGCTGCAGGTGTAGAAACTGATGTTGATTACCAACCAACAGGTACATATTCATTCAACAATGTTGGTACAGCGTCAATACCAACATTCACCCCTAGTGCAGTCGCTATTGGACATGCTAGTGGTTACACAACATCATACTCTACACAAAGAGACTGGTTCGAACAGCAAACTGTAGGACTAAGTACTGGTTTAGATCCAGTTCAGTGGGATCAACTAGCAGATCGTCCATCAACTTCAGCATATGCTGCTTCTAGAGGAGGTAGATTTGATGAGGTTCATGTTATTGTATTTGATGACAAAGGAACGATTACAGGTAACGCTGGTACAATTCTAGAGAAGCACCTTAACCTTTCTAAAGCAAAGGATGGTGAATATTCAGCAGGAAGTCCTTCTTACTGGAGAAAGTATATTAAGAATAATTCGAAGTACATCTACGGTGGTGGAGCACCTGCTCTTGTTCAAACTGATGCAAATCTTAAGTCTGTAGGACTTACAACATCAGCATATAGCACATCTGCAACTAATACTCTTGATGGAGACAGTGGTTGGGATCAGGATTCCAAGAATGTAAACTTTGGAACTACTGGTGCAGCAACATTCGAACTGAATGGTGGACTAGATTACGGTGGTGGAACAGACATCAACGTAGCAGGTTCATTAGATTCTGGTGTAGATGATATTGTTTCTGGATTAAACATCTTTGCTAATAAAGAACAATATGAAGTAGACTTTATACTTCAAGGTTCTTCTAACTTTAGTAAGGAACAGGCACAGGCAATTGCTAACAAGGCAATCGCTGTTGCTGAATCAAGAAAGGATGCTATTGCGTTCCTTTCTCCATACAGACAGGCATTCATCACAGACACTGCTGCTGGAGCAGCAACTGTTCAAGATGATGATACCATTACATCAAATGTTGTTAGCTTCTATGCACCTATTACATCCACCACTTATGGTGTATTTGATAGTGGATACAAGTACATGTTTGATAGATTCAATAACACATTCCGTTATGTTCCTCTAAACGGTGACATTGCTGGTACATGTGCCAGAACAGATCAAACTGACTTCCCTTGGTTCTCACCAGCAGGAACAAGTAGAGGTGCAATTCTCAATGTTGTAAAACTTGCTTATAATCCAGGCAAAGTACAAAGAGATACATTATATTCAAATAGAATTAACCCAGTTATTCTCTCACCAGGAGCAGGAGTTGTCTTGTTTGGTGATAAGACTGGATTCGGCAAAGCATCTGCCTTTGATAGAATTAACGTTCGTAGATTATTCATCTACCTTGAAGATGCTATTTCTGCTGCTGCTAAAGATCAGTTATTTGAATTTAACGATGAAATCACAAGAACTAACTTTGTGAACATTGTTGAACCATTCTTACGTGACGTTCAATCGAAACGAGGAATCTTTGATTATGTTGTTATTTGTGATGAAACGAATAACACTGCAGCAGTAATCGACAATAATGAGTTTATTGCCGATATATACATTAAACCTGCAAGATCGATCAACTTTATCGGTCTAACCTTCATCGCCACCAGAACTGGTGTTGCATTTGAAGAAGTCATTGGCAACGTTTAATCCAACTTAGAGTAAAACTATGGCAACTCGCAATCAACTAAATCCACCCCCACTAAGGAAGATTACTGACTTCAAAAGTAAGCTAACTGGCGGTGGTGCTCGTTCGAACCTCTTTGAGGTAGAACTTTCTTTCCCATCAGCAGTATCTGTTGAAGGACTCAATGACATTCTTAACAAGGCAAGATTCCTTGTTAAGACTGCGGCATTACCTGCATCAAACATTGCTCCAATTGAAATTCCCTTTAGAGGTAGGGTTTTGAAAATCGCTGGAGACAGAACATTTGATACATGGTCAATCACCGTTCTTAATGATACAGATTTCTCAATTCGCTCTGCATTTGAGAAGTGGATGAACTTTATTAACAAAGTATCTGATAACACAGGTTCGACTAACGCAGAAGACTATCAAGCAGATGCTTATGTCTATCAGTTAGATCGTAGTGGAGAAACACTTAGAAAGTATCATTTCTTTGATGTATTCCCAACCCAAGTTGCTCCAATTGAATTATCCTACGATTCCGCAGGTATTCAAGAATTCACAGTTGAACTTCAAGTTCAGTGGTGGGAAGCAGTTAAAGGTACTGGTGCGAATGCTGGTGGAGAAGACATCAACTAAAATCGACTAAATAGTGCTATAATAGTAGGAAAACAAATTATACTATGGCAAAACTCTTTGGGTTCTCTATTGACGATAGCCAAAAAACGCCACCCTCAGTAATATCCCCCGTTCCTGAAACCAATCAGGACGGGGTTGATAATTACATAAGTAGTGGATTTTATGGGCAATATGTAGATATTGAAGGTGTATACAGAACCGAACACGAATTAATTAAAAGATACAGAGAGATGGCATTACATCCAGAAGCGGATGGTGCTATTGAAGATGTTGTTAATGAAGCTATTGTTAGTGATTTGTACGATTCTCCAGTGGAAATCGAACTATCAAATTTAAATGCTAGTGATAAACTAAAGAAAGTAATTAGAGAAGAATTTAAAAATATAAAAGAAATCATGGACTTCGATAGGAAGGCACATGAGATTTTCAAGAATTGGTATATTGATGGAAGAGTATATTATCTTAAGGTAATTGATACAAAGAGACCTCAAGATGGTATTCAGGATCTGAGATATATCGATCCTATGAAGATGAAGTATATTCGTCAGGAGAAAAAGAAATCTAAGGGACAACAAGTCTTAGATATGAATAAGGGTTCTGATAGTAATACTAAGTATGTGGAACCAGAAATAGAAGAATATTTCATGTATACACCAAAACCAAGTTACCCAACTGGTATGGTTTCTGGTGCATCAAAAGGTGGAGTTAAAATTGCTAAAGACTCTATTGTTTATTGTAGTTCTGGATTAGTTGATAGAAACAAAGGAACAGTTCTTTCATATCTTCACAAATCAATCAAGGCACTTAATCAACTTAGAATGATTGAGGACTCTCTTGTTATCTACAGATTATCAAGAGCACCAGAAAGAAGAATATTCTACATTGATGTAGGTAATCTTCCAAAGGTAAAAGCAGAACAGTACCTAAAAGAGGTAATGTCTCGCTATAGAAATAAGTTAGTATATGATGCTAACACTGGTGAAGTTAGAGATGACAGAAAGTTCATGTCTATGATGGAAGATTTCTGGTTGCCTAGAAGAGAAGGTGGTAG